GGCGATTTAGCAAGACTTGAAAAGAATGTTGATGTTTTAATTCGTACTATTTTTAGAAATCAGGGGTTAGGTCACCTTGTCGCCAACGAACCCCGTCCTTTTGAACTAGACGCTGACAGTTTGCACATATCGTCTTCAGGTTGCTAGGACGACAATTGTTTAAATCTCCATCTACATGAAAAACATTAAACTGTTCTGGATGCCTTGATTTGAATCCGCATTTTTCACAGTAATCTTTTTTCTGATACCCTCTTTGTTGCCATTTAGGTAATCCGTGACCTAAACCATTCCGTAAACAAGTTTCGCAAAGTTTACGATAATACGTCTTTCCGTTTTTTTTATAATTTATAGCAGCAGGACGCTGTTTACACTTACATAATGGTCTCATACTGTATTTACCTCACCTTTTTGGACCCTTTTTTATGGTGAATTAAAGGTAATTTTACAGAGTATTTGGTAAATACATATAACAATTAAAGCTTTTTTGGGAGACAGAACATGGCATTAACATCACCAGGAGTACAGGTTAGCGTAGTAGACGAAAGTTTCTACACTCCAGCTGAACCAGGTACAGTTCCAATGATATTTGTTACCAGTGCAGAGAATAAACTTAATCCTGCTGGAACAGGTATTGCACCAGGAACACTAAAAGCAAATGCAGGTAAACCTTACTTACTAACATCACAAAGAGACCTTGCAGAAACTTTTGGCGATCCAACATTTATTACAGATAATAGTGGCGCACCGATACACGGTAGCGAACTTAACGAATACGGTTTACAAGCAGCTTACTCATTGCTTGGCGTAAGCAATCGTGCATGGGTAGTACGTGCAGATGTTGACACTAACCAACTAATTGCAAGCGCAGACGCACCAGCAGGCGACCCAGCTGACGAAACATACTGGTTAGACACAAGTACAACAGCATGGGGCATTTTTGAATGGAACGGCAATGCTGCTACAGCAACAGGCGGTCAAAGCTTTACAGCAAAAACTCCCAGAATTTTGACTGTTGACGAAGTAGCAGGCGGCGAGCCAAAATCAACTATAGGTAAAGCAGGCGACTATGCAATTGTTGCTACAAATGTAAACAACGACTTATTTTATAAAAACTCAAGCGGAAGCTGGACAAAAGTAGGTTCTACAGCTTGGGAAGAAAGTTGGCCAGCAGTTACAGGACAACCTGCATATATCGGAGACGGCGGCTCGGGCTTTGGAGCAGGCGGTACACTAAGAGTACAAGGTACTACTGTTAACATTGGTGGCACAACTATTACTGATTTGTATAATGCATTAAACACTGCGTTCGCAACTAACTCAGGTACATGGGCAACAGGATTGTCAGTAGAGTTAGTAAACAATATGGTCAAAATTTATGCTACAAGTGAAGCCAAGTCAAACGGTACAGATGTAGACGGAATATTGTATATCCAAGAAGAAGATTCTCCAACTCCTAATGTAACAATTGAAGCGTTAGGCTTTGTTGAAGGAAAGTATTCAGCACCAAGAGCGCAAATGAGTGCGCATACTAGTGTTCCAGAATTTTATGCAACAGATTCAAGTCCTGCACCATCAGGATCAATTTGGGTTAAAACAACAGAACCAAACCAAGGTGCAAGATTTAGAGTTAAAAAATACAACGGTGCTACAGAGCTTTGGGAAGATCAAAGTGCACCAATTCATAACTCAGCTGCTGCTGCACTTAAAGCACTAGACTCAGACGGTGGACTAAACATTGGCGCAGGCGCACTATTTGTACTTGCAAATCCAGATGCAACTGATCCTGTTTCAGTAGGTTATAAAATTTATAGAAGAGAAGCACTTGGCGCAGCATCTGCACAATCAGATCCAGTTGCAGCACAGCTTTCACCTGCAACTACATATTCTTTCAAAGTACAAGAAAGTGTTCCAGGAAGCGAAACATTAAGTACTGCAATAACAATACAATTTACAGCCGCAGGCGATGATACGGACGCTGATACTATTGTAAATGCTATTAGTGCAGCTGGCTTATCATATGTTGTTGCAGAAACAAGTGCAGACAACAGAGTAGTAATTACTCATGACAAAGGTGGCGAAGTTGTATTTGAGAACGTAGACGCAGGCGGTTCTGCATCACTGTCGGACAGTTGGTTTACTAAAATCAATTTTGACGATAGTGTAAACAATGTTTACGCTGAGCCAGCAGATGCTACAGGAGACTTTAGACTAAGTCTTTGGAAGTTCTTAAGCTACGAAGCAAGTACTGATGCTCCATCAACACTAACAGCAAACGGTGCATTATGGTATAGCTCAGTAGTAGATGAAGCTGATATTATGGTACACAATGGAACTACTTGGGTTGGATATAAAAATTACTATCCAAATACAAGAGCAGAAGGTCCATTTGTTACAGCTTCAGAGCCTACAGGCGCTGTAGAAAATGATCTATGGATTGATACTTCAGACTTAGAAAACTATCCTTTAATTTACCGCTTTAATGCATTAGGTAAATGGGAATTAGTCGATAACGGTGATCAAACAACTTCAGCAGGTATTGAGTTTGCTGATGCAAGAGCAGGAACAAGCGGCGGCACAGCAAATACTGCACCAAGCGGTACAATTTCAGAATTACTAACAAGTAACTTCTTAGACTTTGATGCACCAGATCCAGCACTATATCCAAGAGGTATGTTGTTATTCAATACACGCAGAAGCGGATTTAATGTAAAGCGTTTTGAGCGTAACTATATTGATACAACTGCTGACAACGGTCGTCAAGGCGATGTAAGCATGACAGCATACTATCCACATCGTTGGGTTCTTGAATCAAGTAACCAAGAAAATGGTGCAGGTAGCTTTGGACGTAAAGCACAGCGTAAAGTTGTTGTACAGGCTCTACAAGCAATGGTTAACTCAAATGATGAAATCAGAGATGACGAATCAAGAGTATTCAATATGATGGCAACACCAGGTTATCCAGAACTAATTGGTGAAATGATCAGCTTAAACTATGACAGAGGCTTAACAGCATTTATCGTAGGCGATTCGCCTGCAAGATTAACACCTGATGCTACATCACTTAATGAGTGGGGCACTAACGTTAACCTAGCAGTAGAAGATAACGATCAAGGTCTTGTAAGTAGAGATGAGTACATGGGCATTTACTATCCATGGGGCTTTACAAGTGACAACGCAGGTAACAATGTTGTTGTTCCTCCAAGTCATATGATGCTACGTACAATTGCACTAAGCGACGGTGTTAGCTTCCCATGGTTTGCACCAGCAGGTACAAGACGTGGCGGCATTACAAATGCAAGTGCAACAGGTTATATTGATGCAGAAGGCGAATTTGTAAGCATTGCACTTAACGAAGGACAGCGTGATACACTATATGCACAGAACATAAACCCAATTACGTTTATTACAGGTGCAGGCCTAGTTGCATTTGGTCAGAAAACCCGTGCAAGAGGCGCTAGCTCATTAGACAGAATTAATGTTGCTAGACTAGTTGTATACTTACGCAGACAGCTAAATCAACTAGCAAAACCATATATCTTTGAACCAAATGATAAGATCACACGTGATGAGATTAAACAACAAGTTGAATCTTTATTACTTGAGCTTGTAGGTCAAAGAGCATTATATGACTTCCTAGTAGTTTGTGATACCTCAAACAATACGCCAAATAGAATTGACAGAAACGAATTGCACATTGATATTGCAATTGAACCTGTTAAGGCAGTTGAGTTTATCTACATTCCACTAAGATTGAAAAATACTGGTGAAATAGCAGGTCTATAATAGGATAAATAAGTATACTAGGAGCAATATAAAATGGCAATATCAACACTATCAAAAATTACAGTACCATTAGCAAGTGATCAGAGTTCTTCAACTCAAGGCTTGCTAATGCCTAAACTACAATATCGTTTTAGGGTTACACTGGAAAACTTTGGTGTAACAACTCCTACAACTGAACTAACAAAACAAGTTGTAGATGTTACAAGACCAAATCTTTCTTTTGAACCTATTACAATTGATGTTTATAACTCACGTTCTTACCTAGCTGGTAAGCATACATGGGAACCAATCACTCTTAACTTACGTGAAGATGTTGGTAATAATGTACAAAAACTAGTAGGCGAACAACTACAGAAACAATTTGATTTCTTTGAACAGTCAAGTGCAAGTTCAGGAATTGACTACAAATTCACAACTAGAATTGAAATTCTAGATGGCGGAAATGGAGCAAATGATGTAACTGTATTAGATACAT